CTCTTTATTACAATAAGCACTTAATTGGGGTACAGGGCAGAAGTGTAAATCCAAGCCCTGTTAAATATATTACTACCATGTTTGATGATGACGCACCAAAAATCTACGGACTGGATAACATCAGAAGAGGAGCTCCAGTCTTCGTTACAGAAGGACCGTTCGACAGCACATTCTTACGCAATAGCATTGCAATGTGCGGTGCAGACGGTGATGTTGGGAAGTGGGGTGTTAGCACTCCTGTGTGGGTTTATGATAACGAGCCGAGGAATAAGGAAATTACAACAAGAATCTCCAACACTATCGACAGAGGTGACTCCGTTGTTATCTGGCCAACAAATATTAAAGAGAAAGACATAAATGATATGGTTCTAGCTGGTCATGATGTCCAGTCTATAGTAGAATCAAATACATGTTCAGGATTAGAAGCAAACCTCAAATTTACTACTTGGAAAAAGATATGACCAACGGCATCAATGTTAAAAAACGTAATGGAAGAGGGACAGAATCCCTAGATCTTGATAAAATGCATAAGATGGTTGATGAGGCATGTGAAGGATTAGCAGGAGTCTCTGCATCACAGGTAGAGATACAATCAGGAATACAATTCTATGATGGTATTACTACTGCTGAGATACAAGATATTCTTATCAAGTCTGCTAGTGATTTAATCACTTTAGAGAATCCTAATTATCAATTTGTTGCCGCAAGACTCTTATTATTCTCTATAAGAAAGAGTCTCTATGGTAAAAGAACTGATACCCCTCATTTAGAGGAACATATTATTGATTGTGTAGCCAAAGAGGTCTATGATGCTGACATTTATTCAAAATATTCCAAAGAGGATATCGACAAAGCAAATGGATACATTGATCATAAGCGAGATTTTCTTTTTACATATGCTGGTTTACGCCAGGTCGTAGATAAATATCTTGTACAAGATCGAAGTACTGGAAAGGTGTACGAAACACCTCAGTTCATGTACATGATGATCGCATTAACCATATTTTCAAATTACCCTAAAGAAACGAGGCTCGATTATGTCAGAAGATACTACAACGCAATCAGTAGACACAGAATCAACATCCCAACACCCATCATGGCAGGAGTACGAACACCCATTCGTCAATTTGCATCTTGTGTTCTGGTTGATATTGATGACACCCTCGATAGTATCTTTAGCTCTGATATGGCTATTGGCAAATATGTCGCACAAAGGGCTGGTATCGGTATTAACGCAGGTAGAATCAGGGGAATCAATTCTAAAATCAGGGGTGGAGAAGTTCAGCACACAGGTGTGGTCCCCTTCCTTAAAAAATTTGAGTCAACTGTCAGATGCTGTACGCAAAACGGTATTAGAGGAGGATCAGCTACTGTCCACTTTCCTATCTGGCATCA